TGTGCAACTTAATCCTATGCTAAATTTTGTCTTACTAGGATCGTCCATGCTTTCTTTCACCATAGAAAGAAAAGTTCTTAGATTGGATTCAATTTTTGACCACTTGAAAGGATATCTAATGTACTCATTAGTTTTCTGATACCCATCGATAGATACTGAAATATGCACTCTACCAAATTGTTTCCACAACTCAATTAACTCATCAGTAATTCCAGTTAAGTTAGTTACATAACTAAGTCTAATTTTTTTACTGCGGCCCTTTTCTATTAAAAGTTTTAGAAATTCGATATGTTCTTCTGATATAGTAGGTTCACCACCTACTAAACTAACAGCAGTTACATTAGGAAAATCTTCTACTAATTTTCTAGCAGTAGTATCATCAATACAAACACGATTATGTTTGAATTGTTGCTCAGGTTTAATAGCCCATATTTTATTCCACTCTTCAGTCCAAAAGTCACTTAAGTCTACGTTACAGGTAATGCACTTACTATTACACTTTGTACCAAATGTTAAATCTAGATAACGTATGTCCTTTGCGTCAACATGCTCAACTAAAGGAATAACATGCTCTTGCAATCCTTTATTCCATATAGTACGCATTGATCCAATACCGTTTTCTTCTGCTTCCTTACAGTTACCGCATGCTTCAGGCCATTCACCTTTGATTAACTGTTGACGTAGTTCTTTTAGGTTAGGTGCATTAATTCTTACATTTGGATCTGTACCTAATATGCCGTGATCATAGTGACCGGCTTTGTACATCTTCCAATGATTAGTTCTTATACCACAACAAGGTATATACTCACCATAAGAGTTAATAGATGCTGATCCAAATGCTAAGGAACAGTATATAGGTTTCTTTACTTCCATCTTAATTCAGCCCAAACTTTTTCTGCTTCATCACGCAAGTATATATTCATCTTATGATCCTCAGTATGCCAGCACCAGGCAGGGTTCAACTTTATGCCTAATGGATCCATATCTTGCATATATAGGTATTGCTCACGCTCTATACTCATTCCCCAAGTCTCTATACACCAATCACGTATTTCGTTAAAGCCCTTAATTTTTGGACCTCTGTGTAACGATATCACCTCAATCATATATTTGAAACTAGGGTATCCTGTATAACGTGCGTCTAACTTTACAAATTTAAATCTTACAGGACTATCCATCCTTAAAGGTTTAGTAGTTATCCTTGACGCTGATAATATTCGTTTTTTAATCACTGTAGTCATTCCCATTTTAATTTAAGCCATATAGCATATTTTTCATCTACAAAATTAAGTCGCACTTGTTTAGCAGTTAGCAAATTGTATTGATTATCATAAGTAGGTTGTTCATATGCAAATGTGTAGTCCGCATTTCTTACTAACTTCCACTCGTCAATAATCTTGAGTATATCATACATCTCATTGATATGTGAAATCTCTATTACACATTCAATCATTGCCATCGTAATTTAAACATAATACAATCACGTTCATATCTGAACTTTACTTCAGCATACGATTCATACCAACGCCAACGTGCATGACGATAAGGCATGTCAACGTTGTCACGTAGCCAGTCGAGAATATCAAAATATTTCTCATGGTCATCATTTATCAAATCTACAACTACTAGATGCCAACTTGAATTATCCCAATACTCAAAATTTAATCTTTCAGTATGCTCCATACTAATTGTTTATCCAAACACTCTGCTATTTTATCTGCTTCTTCTTTTGTTCTAGCGATCACACCTAATACAACATGACGCTTTTGTATTGCATCGGCTAAATAACCCTGATAGTTCTGATAAAAATTAAGACTATCAATATACAATACATCCCAACCATCAAGACGCTGTATCATTAGTCTAGCAATATCTACCTTACATTTTTCAAACAGAAATCGTATTAACTTATCAAATCCATCACGTGTATGTATAGGAACAAACTTATCAGTTGGCCATGTTACTGTCCAACCTTTAGGTGTTTCTTGTATGATGAATGGACTCACTGACATGCTAAACTAAAGAATATTGCATCACGTTCTTCTTTAAAGATAAACTCCATGTAATCTTCATTGGGATGCGTAATAAACTTGTCTCCCGGTAAACCAAATGTCTCTAGTGCATAGGCACATTTCTCGTCCCATCTGCTAACGGTATCACCATTCTTCCAATCTATTCTTACCGTGTGTTTAAATTCAGTATCCCGTTTCACGTAATAGTTCCTTAACTTGTTTTACAACTTCTGGGTTACGTTTGAATTTGACTGCCCACAACTCAGGATTAATATAATCAACTATCATTTTAACCTGTGTCTCATCTAGTTCATCTAAAAACTGTTTACCACTTTCACTTTGATATAGCATCCACGGACTAATTTTGCCTGTAGTAATAGCATAACAAATTCTATTACGATTACCATATCTTAAAATATCTTTAGTAGAAATTTTTTCAGTAGGTGACATATTTATTAGTGTTTCTAAACTACGTGCAATAGCATCCATTGCATCTTCTTCACGTAGATAACTTACTAGAAACTTTGTATAGTTTGTGTCACTATTCCAATTATCAATCTTTATTTTATTATTAAGCAACCAATCAATATACCTGCTGACATTAACAACATTAACATCGGCACAATACGTACCAAATTTAACAAAGGCTATGTAATACGAACTTTTAATGAAGTCCGTATAATCACGTTTCTTTTTTGTAGCAGTGTTCTTTGTATAGAACTGTAGCCATGATTGGAATCCTATACGATTGCCTTGCTTATCTTTATCCTGCCATCTACGTTTAGATTCACAGATATGATTAAAGACCGTAGACTCACGCAAGAATGTGCGTCCACAAAACTCGCAACCAAACTCTTTAGTTGCCGCTGTCTTTTTCGTATTGTTCGATTTCACTATTGCTAACGATGCCATTCAGTATCTCAATCTCATCAAATTTTAAATTGGGGAATTTCTGTGCAAGATATACCTTGCGTGATTGTTCTTCAACAAAAGCCTGTGCTAACTCTTTGTGCGTATCCTCAGACTCTTTAGGATATATCTTACTGTAATATTCTTTAACGTCTTTAACTGTTGCCTTGTCTTTGAGTTTACTTACACGTTCTTTAATCTGAGGTATCCAAGGATGAAATTGTTTACCTTGTCCTAACCCAGACGCACATAGCATCATCCATTGCAGTTTAGGATGATTGCCTACATTCTCATTGAACATATGCTTATTAGCAAACTCTTGGGTACTCAATAAATGAAACTGCTGTAACGCTGAACTTGATTTGACTGTGCTAGCATAGTGCAGTAACATCCATGGCACAAACTTCTTTTGTTGTTCGGGGGTAAGTCTATCATAGTACCCATAATCTTTATTATCAATAGCGTTGATAGCCTCAAAGAGTGGGAAGTCTACGTCAGTAAACTTTTCGTCTGTTGGAGTTGCAGTTTTCTTTGCCATTAAAATACCTGACTGTAATCTACAATCTCACAGTTTCTACTAATCTCTTTAACAAAGTAAACACATCTGGGTTTAGGACCATCATCAATGGGTACTGCTAGAAACTGCCCGTTACGTAATCGAGGAGCATACCAAGTAACATCATGATAGATATCCATAATCTCTATTGGTAAGAAACTAGGATTAAAACTACTTAACGGATTAAATTCAAATACACTAAAGCCTCTGTCGTTCAAACTAGATAGTGGTAATGTTTCTAGGTCGCCATGATCCTTTTCACCAATCAATACTTGCCAATCTACGGGCATCTTAATTGAACGATTACCTATACGCAATACTAATGCAGGGCTACTGAAACTCTCTAAAAAGATTAATGGAATATAATGATAATCTACATTCTGCGGATTACTGTTATCCATTATAGCGAAACGAAGGTCGTCAATTTCTGCTGGCAACGTTTCTAAATTATAGTGTATGTTTTCTAAGGTTAATATTCTCATTTGATTATTCTATCATGTTTATTCTTAGTAGTCAAGTTTTTCCAAACTAAATGGATAGTTTGCTTCCTTGTAATATGCTTTTCTTTGTGTTAAGTGTCGTTTGGCAAACTTGCAGTCACTAGTTATATCCCAAATCTCTACATGGTCCTTATCTTCAGCCTTTCTAATGCCTCGTCCAATACTTTGTATAACCCTAACAAAGCTCTTTCCGGGTTCAATAAGAACCAAATTAAAAATCCTAGGGATATTAATACCCACACTGGCCACACCATAAGTCGCCACAATAATCTTGTTAGCACTAGTCTTAACTTCATCATATTCCTCTTTGCGTTCTGTCAATTTTGTTTCACCCGATATGAATACACTATCAGGTAGTCTATCAATTAGTTCTTTACCTGCGTTTACACGGTCTACTAGTACTAATGTATTACCGCTATCTTTAATCTTGTCAATCAACTGTGCAATTTTATCTAATCGTTTTTCATCTTCAAGCAAATGCTTAAGTTCACTTTGATAATTACTAAACTCTGCGCCGTCTTTTAACTGTACAATATTCACGTGACATTGCGCCAATACACCCTTATCCTGTAACTCACTTGCACTTAACTTATTAATAACAGGACCTAAACTTACAAGTAGTGCAGTCTTTTCAAACTCTGCCTTAGGTATCGTTCCAGTAAGTCCCCATCGAATAGGTACATGACTGAATACCCCTGTCAACAATGTCTTAAGTGCATCAGCCTTAGCCATATGGACCTCGTCAACAATCAAGCAAACTACGTTTTCAATGAATTCACCAATGGATACATCAGCATCACCTGACTTTGTATTCTTTAGCAAATTGTTAAGACTTTGCCATGTGCATATAGTGTGTGTCTTTCCAAATTCTTTGCGATCACCAAAGTACACACCTACATCTAAACCCATATTGATATA